TTTACATCATAGCTAAGCTTCTCGACCTCGTTAGCCAAGACCAAAAGCTCTTTCTCGTCCTTGCTCATGTACGTCTCCTAAAGTACCAGATCCAACGATGATGGCCCCACTGGAAGGTAAGAGCCCAGTTAGTCGAGTGGCGCTTCAAAGCTAGCTTATACTGGTAGACGCTAGAATCGATACTGTAGTACATGTTAGACCTCAAAGCCTCCTCCCCAGCAAAGATGTAGTGAATAGAACCCAAGGCTAATTGTAATACTTTGGCTTCTACTGAGGCGACTCCAGTAGTACTGGACTCCTAAGAAGAAACCGTACGTCTTATTCCAATGGATTCTCATGCTAGCTCCTAAGCTTTCTATAGGGCCCTCTAGTACTAGCCAGGTGAACAGGCTGGTAAGGGGTTCAAACCCTAGACTAGAGGACCCGTACAAAGCTCAGCTACTGATTACGCCAGTACTCTGTCTCGCTGGCATGGACGAACTTCAGGTCACAGACGTACTTAGGACTCTCCCATGAGCCTGTATTAGGCCCACACGCAAGCCGTACGTCCATCCTCTTTATGCCGTCCCTTGTCACATGCTCTTCAGCAATGAACACTGTAGGCCCACTGCATCCCATGAGCATCATGAACATGATGAACAGCAAGATGCCACCGGCCAACATGACAGGAGCATAAAGAAAGTTACTCGTAGGCATACTACCCTCCTTTTGTTGTAGTGATACGCATACACGCCTCCTTAGTACGCACGAAGGTACGAAGTTGATCTCGTACCGTACCAAGCTCCTTCATAATGTGGTCATAGTCACCGTCTACCGGATAGAGACCTCCCAAGGTATAGTCGGTGACACACTTATCGATGTGGGCCGATAAGGACTCAAGGCGACTGTGGACACCGAAGCGTATGTCAGCGGCTATACCGAGTGGGTTATTCATGCTAGCGTATCCTCATGAGTAGTAAGAACACTAGTAACAAGGCACAAAGGACGAACGCGTACCCTAGTACGTCTAGCCATAGTACAATCATAGCTAATACTTCCTTAGCCTTAAGAACACCTTGTGTGTGAACCACCCAATAAGCATGAGCAACGGATAGATACACGCCACCGTAAGAAACGCTATTGCACTATCCACGCTTAGCTCCTTCCCTGTGGTACACCAAGCATAGCCAATATGGGGCTAGTGGTGACTACACGGTCACTGAGGTACAGGTTAGCCTTCTCAGCCTTTACACGGACACACAGGCACTCGTAAGGCTTGCCCTTCTCCATGCTATTCTCGCCCTTGCCCCCATTCTCTAACAGCCTGTCATGGGTCTTGGTACAGAGATAGCATTCTATATCCTGGTTGTTAAAGGCTGCTTGAAAGATGTACGTGGCGTATTTGGTATGGATAGTCACTTTAGCCTCCATAGCACGATAACGTAATAGGTCAGATGGCCTAGGAACATGCCTAGTACTAGATAGAGTGCTTCTTCCATGTTAGCCCTCTATGTGCTGTACCGTCGATGTAGATACCATCCTAGCGCCATCATAGAAGTACATCCTGTCTCCGACTGTGATGTGTACGTTCTCAGTGATTACTGTTTGTCCTACCTTGTAGTATTCAGAGGGATTCAAGGCTGCTACCTTGGTGATGTGGATCTTGTTCCCTTTACCTACTACGCTGTAGACGCTATTCTTAGTGGTAACTATCATGTTAGCCTCCAGGGATGTATCGGTTCCGTTGTGGTTTATCCCTATAGGCTGTACCTAGCATCATAAGCAAGAAGCCTTCTGATATTACCCCTAGTATAGGGTGTAGACTATACAGTGCATAGGTACAGACACAGAATCCGCACAGGATAAGAAAGCCGCCTCTTTTCTGGTCGTTCATCTTTTCCCTCTAGCTAGTAGGTAAGCTACATACAGGTATAAGACACCTAGCGTATAGTCCAAGGCGTGCCTCTTTCGGTTTTGGCGGTCAGCGTGGGCCGCTGGAAATGCCTCTGTTTCGCTCAAATTTGGCCCAGGTTGCGTTTTTACCGGCCACCCTTGCCTTGCCCCTGGTTTCGAGTTGTCCACAGCCTGTAGCCCGTTTTAAGTGGGGTGTATCTTTTTGGATACACTATGGGCGCACGGATGCTACATCGCCTATTGGCGAAGAATACCACTCGCTATGGTCCCTTGCTTACCCTAACTTGAGGTAAGACAGGGGCTTTCCGTACCTCGCCCTAAGCCTTCGCTGTCTGTCTAGCGGCGTCTCCGCCCTAGAGTGAATCTCGGCATCCTGAGCCTGTGGGTTAGGCGTCCTTAGCTTGTCTGTCACTAGTACGGGCCTGGTAGCTACTTTGACATAGCTTTTCTCTTGCTGTGCCGGTACAAGACCTTGTGCTCTAGCAGGTACAGGACGGACAAAGCGCATAGCTACCCTCTACGATAGGTGTTAAGCAGGACCCCTACGGTCCGTTGGCGCGGTGTAGGGGCCTAGCCTAACAGCTAGCAGGTTTCCAAGTTACTAGCTGCCAAGGTGCTACTCAGTCGTCTCGCCCTCTTCAAGCTCTGTCTCAGACTGGCCCACGGCCTGGCTACGGCTTTTCTTCTCGTTTTCGATACCCTCATTGGCAGCCTTGTAGAGCTTGAGGGTAGCAGGGTCAACAGTGTACCCATCTTTCGGGAGAAACAGATTCCCGCCACCTGTCAACTTGACACGTTCTCCGCCGATGAACACGTCCTTGGCGCTCATGTTATACATCACCCGCCCGTCTTTCTTGGAAATGATCGGGTGAAAGTTGAGAACCCCTGTAGCCTCATGCCCAGGGATAGAGAACGTCAGAGAGAACGCCCCTGGCAGCTTGGCCCCCATAAGGGCCGTAGAAACCTCTTTGAGAATCTCAGCCTTCTGAGCCTGAAACTTACTCCCTGTCCCCTGTCCACCACCTAATTGAATAGCCATAAAGCCCCCTGTGGTTCCCTACTGGGTGAGGGAAAGACCCCTAGCCTACTCATAGCCAGCTAGGACACGGCATACTCCCAAGTGGGAGAGATAGGACGCTATAGCGCCCCACAGTACACATATTGACAGTACATCCCATTCCATGATACACTCCCTATGGCATACTGAACCATATGGCGAATAGAAGCCCCTGCATGATACCCAGACAAGTTCCCACTATGGCAAGTAAGACTTTCATTTCTCTCTCCAGTCTAGCCATACACAGGCAAGGAAAGCGCAACCTAAGCACAGTGCAAGCGTAGTGTATAGCATCGGTCTTTCGCTCCCTGGTTCGCGGCGTTGCCTGGCCTTAGTGCAGGGCTTGTGCCAAACGCTAACCTGTTGATTTTGTTCACTTGCACGCTTCTTGCTTCCTGGTGCTTTTCGCCACACCTTCGCTAACCTCGCAAGAAAGCACGCGGCATTTTGCCCCTGTGCTGGCCCTTTTTGCTACACCACTTTCGTAGGGGCTACTAGGCATAGAGCTTGCATACGCTTGGCTTGGCACGCTATGTGCTCTTGGTTGGTCACCTTGGCATACCCCATGCTCCCAGAGCAAAAAGCATACCATACGGTAGGCACAGGGCTTGCATGCCCTTGCAAGGCTCATGCCACCCGCTATCCACAGCTTGTCCACAGCTTATCCCCAGGTTATCCACAGGCCCCTACCTATGGGGGGGCACCCTTGGGGGCCGATGGCCCTTGCGCGCTGACAGGGTCAGGTATACGCCTACACAGTGTCCTCCTATACAAGCCCTTGTCTTCATTAGAAAATTTTCCCAAAAATCTAAAAAGGAGCCTATGCCTAGCCAAGACTACGCCCCACCGCTGTACTTCCATACCGACCCAGACGGGTGGCCGTGTCTCTCCCTCATGCTCCCGTACAAGAAGCTCGACCCTCATGCCAAGGCCCTAGCCGAGCTCATCATGCAGGCCGTGGCCGAGTACGCCGACAAGCACCACCTTAACCCATACATGAAGGTAGAGAATGGCATTCGAAAAGGGACAGAGCGGGAACCCTCTAGGTCAGAGCCTGCTGACCCAGGAGACCGAGGAGTTCCTCTCGCTGACATTGGAGCAGCGCCGAGCCTACCTGAAAGACCTTTGGTCTGAGGTAGCCTTCACCGTCACCAAGCGTGCCAAGTCCATGGCCAAGACCGTGTCTACCAAGGACATAGGCCGTCTCTACCAGCTGGTCATGTCCGGAGCAGTAGCCCTGGACAAGGCCTTCCCACCGAAGGAGATCTCAGGGCAGACGCTCTCGATCAACCTCTTCGGTAGCCTAGGCCAGAAGGCCGTCGGCATCGTCCAGCCTCCGGTACCAACCATAGAGGCTAAAGTAACCAAGGAGATCGTACATGCACCACAAAGCAATGAAAGCACTTTTGATCCTGTCCTTAGCCGTGCCGATGTGGACCCTCTCAGGCTGCCAGGCAGCGAAGGATCTGCTCAAGATGAACCCGGTGGTTGAGGAGTGTAAAGACATCCCGAAGCAGGAAGGCAAGCAGGCCTGCGTCAAGGTCGAGGTCAAGGACAAAGCAGAAGCCAAGTAAAGGAGCGTTATGCCCGCGAAGTACTTCCCGTCGCTCTCCCCTAACGGGATCGACTACAATACGATGCCTAACTTAGGCGACATGGCGCAAGCGCCTCGCGGGCAAGACCCGATGCACTACGGCTTTACTGGAAGCAAGGGTCCTCAAAGCCCCTTCGCCTCTATGGTAGGTCAGGCAGCGGACGCCCTTATGGATCCCCGCCTAGGGATGCTCCCGATGGTAGGTGGCTTCCGTGCTGTAGGTAAAGCAGGCCGCCTAGGCATGGAACATCTTGGTTCTTACGAGAGACGGGGTCTGCTCTCTGGTGCTGAAGCTGGAATAAGTGGTGGGGCGAAACCTGCAATAGACGACGCAGCTAAAGCTGCTATGTTAGAGCGAGAACCTCTCCCCCACCAGCAAGCTACTACGATGCGACAGCCACAGGGGGACCAGAGCATGGGCAAGGCTATCACAGACCTCGCCGCCTCTATGGGCTGGAGCAGTGAGAAGATGGCCGACTGGCTCGTCCAGAACGGCTTCCGCTCCGCCGAACAACGAATCGGCCAGGCAATCAAGTCTTCGGACGACGAAGTCCTCGGTGCCATGCAGAAGTATGGGAACCACTCCCCCGAAGAAATGAGCCGCCTCAAGCGGCGTATGCAAGGCGACAAGAGTGGCCCCGCCGATGACCTTGGCCAAATCCCGTAAGGAGAAAGATGGCGTACCGTGAGCGCTCGCTGACCCTTGACCTTAAGGAGAGTGGGGAGTGGGACAAGCTCCCCGCTCAGTACTCCTTCCTTACCTCCCCTAACACCTTCACCTGCATGAGCGGAGGCTTCGGCTGTGGAAAGACGACAGTCCTATGTGCCAAAGTCATTCTCCTCCTTACGTCCATCCCGAACAACCTCGGGTACCTTGGGCGACTTGACGGTAAAGCTCTCCGCGCCTCCACCATGCAAAGCCTGGAGGAAATGCTCCCCAAGGAGTGGATCGTCAAGCATAATGACCAGCGAGGGTTCCTCCAACTCCATCGAGATGTGGGTGGTTCTAAGCTAGTCTATGGTGACTTCAAAGACGTAAACGACCTCAAGAACATCCCCCTCGGCTTCTACGCTATCGACCAGATGGAAGAGGTAAACCAGGAAGTCTGGGACTACCTCGCCGGTCGTATCCGTAGACGCACCCCTATCCTCAAGGACGGTCTCCGCCAATACTACGTTCAAGGTTCATGTCCCAGGAACTCGGTCAACACGAGGCACTACGCCCTGCAAGATGACACCAAATGTCGCTTGTGCGGCGCGTCCCTCCCCTCCTTCTCGGTGAGGCTAGCGCCGGGCGAGGAGCATCCACCCTGGGACATGATTATCTATAACCGCTACGGCTTCGGTGTAGCCAACCCCGAGGGCCCCTCGCACTGGATCTACAAGTACTTCTATGGCTTGCCAGGTGCTCAGGGTCTCTCGGTAGGTAAGCACGACCCGAAGACGGGCGAGAAGTATCAAGCCTACCACGCCACTGTGTACGACGGCCTTACCGCGGGCTTCGTGGACCGTGGCTACGTGGGGAATCTAGAAGTACTGTATAGCCACAACCCGACGATGGCAGACAGGTATCTGCATGGTAAGTGGGTCGAGGCTGAAGGGCTCGTCTATCCGTCTTGGAACCGTGTCGAACACGTGTTCAAGCGGAGCCAGCCACGGTACGATGATTCCCCTGTTCTCCATGACGAGATGTCCATCTATGAGTACATCGACCACGGGCTGACGAACCCCACCGCCGTCGGTTGGGTCGGCGTAGAAAAGTGTACCTGTGGCTGTGGCAAGAATAACGTCTTTGTCCTAGACACCCACCAAGAAGGCAACAAGACAGTCAGCTACCACGCCGCACAGATAAGGAACCACCGTGGATATTTCGACCGCCCTGTACAAGCGACATACTTGGATTCCCAAGCCTTCAGTAAGACCCTCATGGGGGGAACAGGTACGCCGCGAGAGAATGAACTGTACTCGGTTGCGGACGAATACATGGACAACCACATCGACGTTGTCCCCAACCAGAAAGACTGGGACTCTGGGTACAATAGGATTAGTGAGCTACTATCTGTTGACCCTACTCACGTACATCCTTTCACAGGTCACCAAGGTGCTCCTCATCTGTTCGTGTCTAACCACTGCACCGGCTGGATCGAAGAGATAGAGACGTACAAGTGGAAGAAGCTCAAGAACAGTGTCGTCCAGCATAACGACGAACCACAGGACGGCAAGGACGACCACATGGATGGAATGAACGGGCTGCTTACCTCCCGCCCTGAGTTCATCCCTGAGTACAAGCCACCGAAGAAAGAGCGAGACTGGGAGGCCGAGCTCGATGGCCTAGACCCTGAACCCTCGCACATGGGATACTAGACGATGGCATACGCTAGCCCTGGAAAAGAAACAAAAAAAGCCCCAGCAGGCGACCCTAAGGACGCCGTGCAGGAGCTCAAGAATAAACAGAACTACTTCCGCCTGTGGGCCACCAGCACGTACCCCTCTCGCGCCAAGATGCGCCGAGACATGGAGTACACCGAAGGCAACGGGAAGCAGTGGCTTGAAAAGGACGCCCGAGAGGTACGCAAGAGCGGACGCCCTGTACTAGAGTTCAACCAGGTCTTGCCCCAGGTCGAGCTTGTCTGTGGTATGCAACGTGCCCAGCAGATCGACTATGTGGCCAGGCCTAGAGGTATGGAGGACGCACGACTCGGTGAGATTCTTACCGCATCGCTCAAGGCTTGTGCCGATTTCACTCGCCTGTCTAGGACAAGTGATCGTGTATTCGACGACGGGATTATTACAGGCCTTGGGGTCTGGGAAGTACTTCACACTTTCGATGACGCTGATGACCTGGCTTCTGGTGACATCTGCATCTCTAGGATTAATCCCCTTAGCTTCATATACGACCCCTGGTGTACGTCGGATATGCAGCAGGGTGAGTTCATGGGAAAGGCGACTTGGCTCTCGCTTAGTGAGTTCATTGCTCGCTATCCTGACAAGAAGCGGTATGCGATCCCTGGTGAGTGGCTCACCTCTACGGGTCGCCAGGAAGGGAGCAGCGACGATCTCGGTACAGGGTACAACCTAGTCCCTGAGCTATACGACCA